TCATCGTTAGAATAAGTAAACTGGCCGAAGAAATGATTTGTAGCGGCTGCAGAGAACATAAGCTAACGACGCGAAGTTAAAAAATATGACTTTCAGTGTTGTATAGGTGAGTGTGTTCCCACCTTTATATTCAAAATCTTTTGGCAGAATGTAAATTATACACTCACCTACTCAGCACTGAAAGTTGAAAAATGCACCTGTAAACAAAAATAACAAGCGAAAGCGAGGATAATAAGATGAATAAGAGATTCAATCTAAAGCAAATTGTAGAAACTATGAAAACGATTATTATCGTAATGCTTATTGCACTGCCTATTGGATTTTTTCTAGGTATTCAATACCAAGAGAGTAAATCCGATCAGCAGCAAAAAGCATTGACCAAAATAGTTCGCGAATTAAAACAAAATCAGTAGCTAATGTGGCGGCTACTGCGTCTAAGGGTAAGCCACAGAAATCAGTGACTGTCGAACCAACCGTACTACAGCCAAAACCAGCTGTAGCAGCGGGCTGCGAATTGGTTCGACAAGAGCTGGTTAAATATCCAAACTGGAGTGTCCGGCTAATGATGGCTATCGCCAGAGCTGAAAATAGAGGCTGCAACCCACTGAATCACAACCTAACCAATACCGAAAATCATAGAGTGTGTATCGGCAGTTACGGTGTGTTACAGGTTGGTTGTGTACATTTTCGCTCTGACGAAAACAGAAACGATACGGCAACTGTTGTAAAAGTTGCATATCGAGTTTGGCAAAGTCAAGGATATACAGCTTGGACTAACTACCGAAACGGTGCGTATAAGGAGTTTTTGCGATGAATAATAGTAAAACAACAAGCATGTTAGATAGTTTTGAGTTGAAATATGAACGGCTAAAAAGCGAGGATTATCTAGCAAGGCAGGCTAGTAACTGGCGCGCTCGTATGAAGCGGCGCAAGCAAAGAAAGGAGAGAGTGCGTGTACATAAGAGCAACGCATAAGAAGTTCGACATAAACGACATACGGTCCACCGCGTCTTGTCCTGAATGCCAGTCAAAACACCTTATGCTTTCCCGGGGGAGGCTATCCTGCCGTAATTGCGGCGTAGAGATTGGCAGAATCGGGAAAACCAACAAGTACGGCGCTAAGCGCACTGAAATGAACGGTAAGATATACGATTCAAAGTTTGAAGCGCAAGTGGCCGCAGACCTAGAGGTTGAGAAAAAACTTGGCCAGATAAAAGACTACGACACGCAATATCGAATTGAAGGTTGGGTATACGATGAAAACGGTAATAAAGCATTCCCCTACCGGCATAAAGTAGACTTCAGGATCCACAACTTAGATGGCTCGTTTACTTTACGAGAAGCTAAGGGAGTGGAAACCGACGACTACAAGTGGCGGCGGAAGATACTAGAGAATGTTTGGTTGCCTGCTCATCCTGATTACACGTACGAGGTAGTGTATCAAAAACGTAATAAGCGGAGATATAAAACTTCGCAACGATGACAACTAATAATCTGGTGCCCTATTCTATGCCAGTTTTTCCTATTCTATGGCATGGAAGATTGTAAAGTGAGCGGTTAAATGGCTAGAGATACTTAAGATTCTTAATCTTTAGAAATTGGTACAATTTTTAAAATCTAGCAGCAGCCAGAGTCCACTCTAGGAGGTAGAATGAAGCTAATCGTGACGGTTGATTGTACAGAATTTACACCCTTAGGAGCTATAGACGCAATCAATAGAGACGAGGATATTATGACGGAAGTCTGGAAAGGTATCCAAAAACAGTTAGAAGAAAAAGGCTATAAGATAATCACTCTTTCGGTAGAGGAGTATAAGGAGAAGTAAGTTATGAAAAAACCAGTAGCTGAAGTGAATATCAAAATATTTAAAAAAGGCAGGAAATACTGTGGTGAAACCAAAATTGGTATGAATTCTGATGATCCAGAATTAGTTTTAGCTATTTTAAAAGCTCTTGATGACATATCAGCTAGATTTGCTAAAGACAGCGCAAAGGAACTAGCGAAAGATGTTTTGAGAAATATTTTAGAAGACGAAGACCTAGAGGAGCTTTTTAAGGAAGATGAAACGATATAAGCTACTCAAAGACTTGCCGACTATCAAAGCCGGTGAGATCTTTAAGGAAACGGTCACTGGTTACAATGAAAAGAATTTGCTCGTACGAATAGCGCCGCTAAATGCAAAAAGTCCAAGACTAAAAGTTCAGGATATTGATAATTTTGATGAGTGGTTTGAAGAAATCCAAGAGCCGACAGATAGTATTCATTGGAAACCTAGAATCGGCGATAGGTGTTTTATTCTTGAGAATACCAATATAAGACCAGCGCTTTACACTGGAATGCTACGTGATTACAATGCTTGGCGTACTGGCAAAATATATCGCACTGAAGAAGAATGCGAAAAAGCTTGCGACCGTAAACTAGCCGAAGTCAGACTACGTCGAACATCGACATTTGAACCAGACTTTGAGAATGGAAATGGCGGATATTATATAGGCTATAATTATCTTACAAAAAGGCTGGGGATATATCCTGGCAGCTGGGTGGACTGTAAAGAGCTTATCCGTTTCAAGGACGAAGAAGACGCCGAAAAATCTATCAAAGAAAACTGAGAAGACTGGATGATTTATTTTGGAATTGAGGAGGAAGAATGAAAGAATTTAGTATTCCAATAAAAATAACTTTAAACTGTTCTTTATCAGTGGAAGCCAATAATCAAGATGAAGCTTACGAGGTCGCTGATGATACTATGTACTGGGCATATCAGAATGGTGCACCAGAGCAACATAAAGACTTGTCTATCCTAGACTGCGAGATAGCAGTGGATGGTGAAGATATAGATTTAGATGAGTGCAGAGACCTGTCAGATACAGATTCGTGAATATGTACTCTACAGGCGACCTGAGCAAGTCGTTAAACTGCTCAACCGGGTACAAATCGTACCCTGTAGAAAACCAATTTCGTCACTTGTCGAAAATGGTTTAGAACGTTAAAAATTCAAGCACAGAATGCTCTGTCGCTAGCATTCTGTGCTTGAATGAACATTAACATCAACCGCATAACTGGACAGATGATATGCACACTCCTTTCATAATGCCGCGCCAGCCTACCCCGGCGCGTCATCTAAAAATCGTGAAACGTTGTGAGTCAGTTTTTAAACATTTTCAATGCGGTGCAACGTGTATCGTCTGTTCAACTGGTAGCACGAGTGTTCCAAAATGACCAAAGCCGTATAGGCTCAATTGTTGCATCCCTCGTGCTATCAACTGGCAACGTCAGTGTCTAGGCTTTTCATTTGCTTATAGAATTGAGTGCAGTGGAAATCGGCTCAATCTGGTGTTGTCAACTGGCTATATAAGTGGCGGAATAGTAGACGCTATACCCGACGGTAAGCCCTCAAAAGGCGCATTTGAGGCAGAATGTGGAATGTGCGGTGACGGGAGTTCCAAATCCGACTTAAAGCAAAGCGACGTGGCATGTGATGTGACTTTACGAAACCTAATTCCCTCGAATGTGAGGAAATTAAAACTCGGCAAATCATCACCTTATATAGCCGATACTGGCAATAGTTGAAGCATCTGCCGTAACGAGACAGCTCTGCGTGCGAGGTTGCGTACCAAAGCGTTAGCTTGACCGTCAAGAATTAAAAGAAGCAGCCTTAAAGTATCCACCGCTCTTGCCAGTACCAGTTATGCGGTTGAACCCGTAGAGCGTTTTATCTAAAAAACACGCTCTACGGGTAAAATATGTAAACAACATACATGTACTTTACATATTTTTGACATTAGAAATAGAGGAAAAATCAATGGAAACATTTGAACTATGCAAAAAGCTACATCAACTAAAGCCTGATTGGCAACCTATTACTGCCTGCAGATATACAGTCAAGTTCAAGGCTAGTGAGCCACGTATCTATCCTGAGGATGCAAATCGACCCTGCTACGATTGGGCGCCAGAGTACACACTGGAATATTTGTTGGATAAGTTGCCAGATGCTATTGAGAGCAAGCTCGGTCTTGGCGCACTAACACTATCCAGTAGACGAGGACAGTATAGAGATGGTTGGATGGTGTTTTATGGAGATGACGAAGGATGCTCAGTGGACGCTAGCCTAGTCTTTGCTGCAGAAGCTCCGCTAGACGCCGCGTTAAAACTAGCCATAATAATGGCAGAAAAGGGATTGGTATAGAATATGATGTCAAAGGATGTGTACGAAGAAGACTCTGTTCTGGTGATCGTAGGGCTAATAATCCTAGTGTGTATTATATTCTTCGCTGTCAAAATGGAAGAAAACAATCCAAGCCTGTCTCGAGATGAAATTTGTCAAAAGCATTTTGGTAAGGACTATGTTTACCAAAATGGTGGTCGTAGCGCAGATTTTTGTGTAGGAGATTCAGGTATACCAAAATATCCTAAAACCTGGAGTGAGAGAAGAGGAGATTATTAAGGCGGAGGATGTGCTATGGCAAAACTAAAACTCAATGACGTAGTTCAATTCAACGAAAATCACAAATGGTGCGGTGCTTTAGGGATTGTGAGTGAAATTAAAGAATTAGAAAATGACACAAAATATCTGATTGGTGTGCCGATTCCCGAAGCAGCTAGTGTTAGCACTGCCTATATTTTCGTTATGGCAAGCGAGATGGCATTGGAGCGAATTGGTGTAGCAGAGTTAGGAGAAAGTGGCAGGAGTGAGAATGAAAACTGATTTTAGTTCATCTAATAATAGTTGGAGCGATGTAGCTATTGTCGCAATAATAGCGTTAGTAGTTGTTACTTTCTTCGTCTTACTTGTCAAGTGCGCAGATAAGATGTCCAATCAGTTAAATGAAAAGGATAACTCTTACGCTCGTTGCAAATCAGCTGGTGGCGAGATGGGCTACTCAAAATGTTACAAGAATGGAAAGGAAATATGAGAGGTAAAAGCTATAACAATGGAATGTAGGAAAGGACATCAAATGAAAAAAATAGAAAAGATAGACTACTTACAGGAAAATCACTTGCGTGAGTGGGTAGAAACTCGTGCAAAGGTAGAGCAAGAGCTGTCAGACGCTCATGATATTTTCTGTGAATGTGGACATCTAGCAACTGGAGGTCATGAATCTGGCTGCCACAAATTCAAAAATAAAATTATGAACGAGACGATAAAACGACTGGCTCACCTGTTATCTGATGAAAGGAAATCTAATGCGTGAAATAAAATTCAGAGCCTGGGACAACCTAGAAAAAAGAATGCGCAAAGTCGTATCTCTGCATTGGCAAGGCGACAAACTTGTATCAGCTAGACTTGAGGGCGAGAATGAGCCGATTCCGATTGAAGGGCGGTTAGAAATTGAGCAGTACGCAGAACCTATCCTTGCTGGCAGGTTAATATGCGAGAACGATATCGTCGTAGACAATCTAAGTCTAAACGCTCATCGAGGTGAAATAGCCTACCTCGTCACTTTGGAAGCTGGGGCGTTTTGGTATAAACCGTTGAGGCGTCTGAAAGGTAGTGGCGGTTTTTCTCGTGATAGCAAACTGGCTGCTTATGAGCATATACATTATAAAACTATTGGCAATATTCACGAAAACCCTGAATTGCTGGAAGAGAAACATGAAGATTTATAAACTCTATGCTGATTCAAAAGATAGAAGACTCAATTTTCAAAAGCTAAACAGAAATATCTTATCCATATTAAATAAAGACGAATATCAATATATTATTTACGATTATAAACATGAGACACCGGTACTGAATTATGGTGTTGCAGTATTTAAAGGCACTAATGGAAAGTTTGCGGTTACATGGTTAATAAATTGTAATTTTTGGAATCCGTCCAGCAGCGAACCGCCAGAGGGTTGTGGTCCAAAATGCACCTATTCGTTGCAACGGGTTATGGATGCATTAATTGTAAGGTATCTGTATGAAGCTGATCGGTGCTTATTCAGCAATTATGATCTTGACTTTATGCAAGCTATCCTTATTAAGCGGTGTATAGACAACGTACTAAACAAATTAAATGAACTGGAGAATAAGTAGTCTATGCAGACAATCCTAGACCCGTGCTGTGGTGGTCGTATGTTCTATTTCGAGAAAAACCATCCGAACATATTATACCTCGATAAAAGAAGTGAGGTAGTTGAGATGAAAGACCGCGGGACAATCCGAACGCTAAACATCGAGCCCGACTACATTGCCGACTTTACCAATCTAGACGAGCCTAACAACTCTTTCAATTTCGTTGTTTTTGACCCGCCCCACCTCATCAACTGCGGCAAGAACAGCTGGCTTGCTAAGAAATACGGCAAATTAGATAAAGATACCTGGCAAGAAACTCTGAGCAAAGGCTTGAGCGAATGTCTACGTGTCGTAAAGCCTGGCTGCGTCGTCGCTATGAAGTGGAGCGAGCGCGATATCAAAACCACTGAATTACTAAAAATATTACCTCAGAAACCAGCTTTCGGCGATAAATCTGGAATGGCACGGTGGCTGTTTTTTGTGAAAGGAGCTGAGATATGAATATAGATACGTCTAGGGTTGATTGTGCAATGATAAGAGAGATTCTGAACAGACTATTGAAAGAAGCCATTATCGTTGATGGAGACCCTCGAATAACACACCCATCTGCAAACGACCACGTGGATTATACGCTACCATCAGGATCTATTAGGATTAACCGAGACCAGGTGGAACGGTATTGTGTACTGATAGACTATTTAATTCGCCAGGAACGGTTGGAAGCTGTTAGGTCAGAACTAAACGATATTCTCGACGGTTGGGATGTAAGATATTTTCACGATCGAAATGCTTTGGAAGACAGACTAATCTGTTACAGCCGTGAACTCCAGGGTTTGTTTGAAGAGCAGGGGGCGCTAGAGAGAGGGTGGCGTCGTGATGATTAAGGATCATCGCTATTGTTACGACGCCAAAGGCGACATAAAAGTGTTTCATTAATAGAGGTTAAATATGAGTACTAAAATATCCGACCAAGACCAAAAATGGTTAGACGAAATAAATAAACTGTCAGAAGAAGGTATCTCGATAGCAAAACGTTCAAGTATGGAATCTGCTGAATATGTAGACCTATTACTGAGCAACTTCGATGATAAGAGTTACTGTCAAATGGTAATCGACCAGCACGCAGTAGAGGCGGCTATCGGACAATACTTTGCCGACGTTATTGCTCCTCTCTTTTTCGATATGCAAAAGGTGCTACGGAAGAAAACTAAGATGAGTAAGAGTAACGCCGAAACATGTGCCAGGATACATGTAGGACGATTCATTCGCAACATTGTTAAGGAGTTAAATAAGAGAAATGACTAAGAGTGAATCGAAACAATCTATCGAGTATGACGAGATACTTGATGAGCTGCCCAAGAAGAGGAGATGGTTCTTTAGAGGAGGAAGTAAACTTAAGAGACCGCGTAAAGCGGTCCTTTTTAAAAGATAATCCGCCCAACGAGTGAGCGGATTAGAGCTTATCGCAACCAAAACCATAAGCAAGGTTGGCTGCTTATCATAGAGACGCTTACGCGGGACTATGACTTTTACTAGCGACTAAACTAGTAGCTTTACTGTAGCATTATTTTTCAGCCTTGGCAATATCTGCAATCACCAATCTGCGCAAGTATTCGCTAATCGTCAAATTCAGTTCAGCAGCACGATCAGTTATAGCTTTGTGATCACTTTCTGAGACTTTAATATGGATGCGTTTATTCTTCATGCTACAAAATCCTATTCTGATACTCTAACACGTCCATCAACTCAAGTAGCGTGATGATGTAAATATCGTTAGTATCTCTATCTTTTGAGAACTCAGCCTTGTCGGCGTCAATGGCTGCCTGCTCTTCAGCGTCGTTATCGTCGTCATTATTGATGACGTGATAATCTTTGACGAAATCGTCTTCAGGATCACACCATACTGCCGCAAACGTCTTGCTACCGTAAAGCTCAATATCTTCGTTGACCTCGCTCATAAGGTCTTCGCTGTCAAACGATATGTTATGTTCGCGATTGAACCTCATGCGCTTTGTGAGCTGCTCTAATCCGTGCTTCATATTTTATCCTTATTCTCTATCTTTCGTTATTGTTTCAATCGTCGCATCTCTGCTAGTGCTGTATCCATACAGAGTAAACAACTTGCTTCTCACTAGATGCTCAGCAGTCTCCTCCAGCTCACCGTCAATTATTGCGCAATATTCAGGCAAAACCTCTGCGTCTATTGCAATTTCGATTTCTTGTGTTGGTTGGTCGCCCACGTGCCACCAAATTGTATAGTTTGTCATTTTTATTCTCCTTCCGAGAAATTAGTTTAGTCGCTAGCTAGAGAATTGTGCTGTCGCGCCTTGTGATTTCTTTGCGCCGCTTCTTATCTAACTGTCCTCAGTATAGCAAACGTGTGTACGTTTGTCAACACTTTTTGTGAACTTTTTTAAAATAATCTTTACAATGTTTATGTTTTCTAGTATATTATTAGTTATAAGTGGGTTCTAGCTGTTACATTCTGCAGAGCGAGGATGTAAATGGCAAAAAAAGTCTCTAAGGCTAAACCTGAATCTTCTAAAGTACCACCGAAGAAAGCGCCAAAGAAAAATGGACGCCCTTCAAAATATACCGACAAATTGGCGGACAAGATTTGTAAGATGATTGCCCTTGGGCAATCGGTCCGTTCTATTTGCGCAAAAAAGGATATGATCTCAATGCAGACGTTTTTTCGCTGGCTGCGAGAAAACGAGAAGTTTCGTGAGCAATACGCGCACGCGTGCGAGGAGCGGTCGTATATGCATGCTGAAGAGATTATAGAGATTGCTGATGACGCTACCAATGATTATATGGAGCAGCATGATGAATCTGACGAACTAACAGGCTATAAACTGAACGGTGAAAATATACAGCGATCACGCCTGAGAATCGATACCCGTAAGTGGTTGATGTCTAAACTAAATCCAAAAGTTTACGGCGACAAACTGGACATGACAACAAATGGTAACGATATAGGAGTGACGCTAAGTGCAAGCCAAGCCGAGCAGCTGCTTAACGCCAGAGCAAACAGTCGGGATTCTTAGAGAAATTGCCGAGAACGGTTCATTTGCTGAGTACTGTATTGCTATTGATCCGAAATATCAGCTGGAATGGTTTCATGCTGAGATTGCAAAGGAGTTGGAGCGTGGCTATCGGCGGCTAATGGCAGGTGAAGATGTTCGTCTGATGATATTCATGCCTCCACGACATGGCAAAAGCGATACGGCCACGCAGAAGTTTCCATCATGGGTGTTGGGCAAGAGTCCAAATATTCCAATTGTCGTATCATCATATTCTGCTGAGCTAGCCACCGACTTTGGACAAAAAACTAGGGATATAATGCAGTCAGATACGTACAGTGCCATGTTCTCAACACGACTACGTGCAGACGCTCGTGCGAAAGGTCGCTGGATCACCAAGGAAGGCGGCGGATACACCGCAGTTGGTGTTGGCGGTGCATTGACCGGACGAGGCTTTAAGATTGGTATTATCGATGACCCATTCAAAAACCGAGAAGAAGCAGATAGCCCTGTAATCCGTGAAGCACGTGACGGCTGGTATAAATCAACATTCTCTACACGAGAAGAAGGTAATTCAATGGTCGTATTTATTCTTACGCGTTGGCATGATGACGATTTAGCGGGGCGCGTGATACAAGCCTCACGTGAAGCGAGATTGCGCGGCGAACCATACGACGACTGGAAAATCATTGAATACAAGGCTATCGCCACTGAAGACGACGAACATCGCAAGTCAGGCGAAGCTCTATGGCCAGCAAAGTTTTCGCTTGAGAAACTGTTAAAAAAGCGTGCTGAGATGGGCAGTTACGAGTTCTCGGCACTTTATCAGCAAAACCCAATTGACGAAGAGAATCGCAAGTTCAAGCAGGCGTGGTACAAATACCGCGAATTTAGTAAGGTGTTGCAACTTGATACCTACAATGTCATGACCATTGACCCGCGAGGTACGGATGACGTGAAGCAGGGTACTGACTATATTGGTATCACCCTCAACTTTATCGATCGTGAAGGCAAATGGAACGTGATATGTTATCGGACAAAACTATCAGCAACAGACCTGGTTGATCTTATGTTTACGAATTGGAAGCGGTACAACCTACACAAGATTGGCATCGAGGACAACCAGTTCACTCAAGCCCTGAAGTCGGTTTGGAATGAGGAGATATTGCGACGCGGTGTCTACATGGATGTCGAGCTACTGAAGCACGGCGGACATAACAAGGCATTGAGAATTGAAGCTCTAGTCCCACGGTACGAACGTGGCGGCATCTACCACATTAAGCATGGTGACACGAATTTCTGCAAAGACCTAGAAAGTGAACTCAGCATGTTTCCGAAAGCCACCAACGATGATGCAAGCGATTCATTAGCATATCAAGTACAGCTGGCGCAGCGCCCAGAGGACGACATCGGCAGCGGTGAAGCGTATAATCAATCGCTTGCGGATAGAGACGTAACGGCAACATGGAATTAAGGAGGGAATTATGAAAAAATTTGTACCAGAGTTTGGCAAAGTCAAAGAGAAAAAACAGCTTAACGAGACCACAACGGTTGAAGTTGAAAAAAACTATCAGAACAGTAGTGTCATCGGCACAAAATTGCATTACGAAGAACGTTTTCGTGTTGGGTCTATGGCGGAGGCACGGGATAAGGTCGATGAATTAGCGATGCGGATTGAGAAAGACGAGGGACTAGTTAATCCGTCAATCCGCTATGACGGCCGAGCAAAAATGTTATACAAAGGCTCATTCGATGTTGTCTTTGAATATACGAGAATCAGAGCATAGTAAGGGACATTTCCCCAATAAACATAATTGTGATATAATACAAGCGTAAACCACTGAAAAAAACCAGAGTTTACTGCAAATAACAGTAATCTTTGGAGTAATCAGTGGCTTTTTCTTTTCTAACAGAGAAAAACATCTTTGACCTATACGGTACTGCTAAAGAACAGACCGAATTGCTGACCGAGCCGTTTTCGGAATTTTCTCGCATAGCCCGAAATAAGCCGCACCCGAAAATCCCGAAGGCATTTCCGAAAACTACCGATGGCACGGCATCTTCAATCATCATCAAATCGCCGCGACGCACGATTCAACAGTTACCAACCGGCATCGTTAGTACTGTCGATGAAAACAGCCCATGGCCGATTGTCGCTGAGTTTGTCTACCTGGAGAAAATCCTGCCTAATGCCAATACTGAATATGACTTGATTCACAAAAGCTGGATGACAGTAGAGGGCGGTGAGACGTTTGGTACGCAGGGTGTGTATACACCAATGCTATATAACGACGCCGAGCTACTGCCAGACTACCTGATCGTATCGTGGCGGGACATCTTCCTTCAGCCAGGTAAGAAATCTGCTAGCGATTGCAGCTATGTATTCATGCGTTCATGGTGGCAAGAGGCTGACGTCGAGCAGCTTATTGATGCTGAAAAAGAACGCCGTCGCAAAGCTAAGGAAGATAATGCAGAGTATGAGCCGTCGTGGGACTTGGAAGCTTTAGAAGAAATCAAGGATGCCATCATCAGCAAAGACGACAAAGCACAGAACGAAGCTGAGCAGGAACGGTCGCTTGACCCGTCAGGTATTGAAATTGTGACTGGTTTTCAGGTTGGTGTTGGTGCAACGTTCTATACCTTCAATCCTGCTACTGAAAAGATTGTGCGACGTAAGCAAAATAAAGACCCACGCGGTAAGATACCTATCTCTTGGTATTTCTACGACGCCGATGGCGCCAACCCGCTTGGACGCAGCGTGCTGGAACTTATTGGGCCTCTGCAAAATCTGATTGATGGCGATATGCAGGCATATCAATACAACCGCGCCGCAGCATTGCAGCCAACCGTTAATGTTTTTGGTAACGTCAATGAGCGCCGGCTCAACTTTGGCGCTAATGCTGTCAATAAGATTCAAGATCAGAACGCGCGCATCGAGGTGATGAATGTCGACACGACCGCCCTACGCGAATATCCGAACCTGTACGGTTTACAGAAGTCGCAGATGTTAAACCTGGTTAATAGCCCAGATACCTCAATCAGTGCTGAGGTTGGCAACCCTGGCTTTGGCAAGACACCGCAAGCTCTTAAGACTCAACAAGCACAGCTATCCATTGATGATAACGCCCTCCGTAAGGGCTTTGAAGCATTCTTCGAGGAATGGAGCGAGACAGCTATCAATCTGTATTTTGCTGAGCGTAACGGTATAGAGAAAATGCAGCTTGATGATGAAACGGCCGAGAAATTGCGAGCATTGGAGCGTGATGGTCACAGTCTGGACGGCGTTGAACTAGACGAAAATAACGTAGCAACTATTGATTTCTCTAAAGCACAAGGTGTATTGAAGTTTAAGATTGATGCCTCAACCACCAAAGTCAACAGTGAAGCGGCACAACTTGATGCGCTGAAAACACTGATTCAAACACTGGATGCTAGCCAATCACTCAACCAAGTCGTACCAATCAAGAAAAAGCTGGCAGCGTGGAATGCAATCGTCGCCAACTCTGGCATTGACGGACTGGACGAATTGAAGGTTACCGAGGAAGAGATGGAAGAAATGCAGCAGATGCAAGCACAGGGGGCACAGCCGATGGAGCAGACCGAGAGCGAAACGCCAGAAGCTGAGATAGAACAGCCTACTGAGACAGTAACAGGCGAGACCGCGCCGGTAGAAATGTCAACTGAGCCACAGGAAGCCGCTGAACAGAGCCTAATCGATGAATTGCGCCAAATTGGTACGCCAGAGAGTCTAATCGCCGAAGTACCGAGCATGATTGAAAAAGGTTTTACAGAGGAAGAGATAATCGCCTCCATTATGGGCGTTATCCAGAAAGAGGAGGATGAATAATGGAAGACAATCTATACCCACGCAGCACTGAGTACTTTGTGCCGAATGCCGACATGGACGAGCAGCGCGAAAAAGCCAAGGAAGAGGAAAATGCTGCTGTAGCTAAGGAGCTGAATAAGTTGCAGCAAATTGTAGACCGATGGAACGAGCGGATCGATTATTACAAATCGCTTGATGCTATCCCAAATGAAGCCGTTATCGACAAAGAGCAGTTATCGATTTACATGCTGGCGCACAAGGAAGTTGTACGGATTTTACGACAAGAAAGGAGCGAATTGGAAAACATTATCAACTCTATTTAGAGAGGTACGTTGCTTTGGTTGGCTAAATCCTCGCTAGTAGCTAACCAAAGGAGCGCATCTCACGCAGCCCAGGTTCGTCACCTGTAATCGACGTCAAAACAATGTAACGAGAAGGAGGGTGCTATGCCGCAAACAGAAGCGGAAAGCCAAGAAGTCGTAAATACCGAGGTAGAGCAGGAGTCTACCCAAGCTGAGTCGACGGCAGCTGAAACGAAAAACTCTGAGGCTTCGAGCGAGCCAGACACCAAAGCAGTTATCTCAGATAGCGGTGAGGTGGTACGTGTCAAAGTTGATAAATCCAAAGAGGACGAATCCGAGGACAAGTCAGACGATGACCCGAAGCCGAAACGGGGCAAGGAAGCCCGCCAAGAGCAACTAGAACGCGATATAGAGGAAGACAATCGAGCTATCCGCGAATTAGTTGCCAGGCGGAATGAAGCAAGAGCTTACCGCCAGCAGTTGGAACAAGAGCAGGCGCAGCATTATCAGGAGACACCACCTGAAATGCAAGACCGGCCGCTACCAACACTAGAGCAGATTATGCAGACGGAGAACCCGGAAACGGGAGATTTCTTTACTGAATTTGAAGCTAAGGCGGTGTTGCAAAACCTACAACTACAGCAGCAGCTAGTGGGTATGCAGCAAGCTCAAGAGCAAGCGGCTTACGAAGCTCAAGTTAGTGCATCAATTAGTGGCATGTCGTCAGATGCTGAACGGGCACTCAAGGACTTTCCAGAGTTCGACCCAGAATCTGATGAATATGATCCGGAACTTGATGCTGATGTAGATGAATTCCTACAAGGAATGCTTATTTACGACAACGCTGGCAATATTATTGGTTCGCGCGAGAGTATATATCAACTATATCAGTCATTCCATAAGGCGAGAGGTAAGGGTGCTAAACGAACGGTGATAAACGATGCAGGTGATTTCCGCGGTAGCGGTGCCCGAGTCGAGAAACCGTTCGAGAAGATGTCCACTAAAGAGATGGAAGCTTATCTTCGCCGAAAGGGACATGACGTTTAAGAAAGGCTATAAAGATGGCAACAAACACGACCGCAACACTTTCAGCCGAGATGATCCAGTACCTGGAAAAAACATTCTTGGAGCGCAGTGAAGCGCGCACGATTCATGCTGAAGGTGCAAAAAAGAAAACCTTGGAGAAAAACAGCGGTACAACCGTTACCTTCACCAAGCGTTCACCATTCGCGCCGGCGACTACACCGCTCGTGGAAGGTGAAAACCCGCAGGACGACGAGATCAAGAGTAACAAGGTTACTGCTACTCTAAAGGGTTACGGTAAATGGACAAAGGTCTCGAGTATGCTGTATAACACATCAATCGATCGTGAGATGAAAGAAACGATTGAAATGATGGGGCAAAACGCAGGCGAGACAATCGACGCATTGGTTCGCAACGTACTGCATCAAGGTGCAACCGTCCAGTTTGCTAATGGTAAAAGTGCGTTAACAGGCATTACCGACGACGACGTTTTAACCGTTACGGAAGTTCGCAAAGCAGTCCGCACGTTGAAGAAAAACAACGCGATGGTCTACCCTGACGGCTATTTCTTGGGTAAGGTTGGTCCAGATACTGCCTACAACATCACCGGCGATACTGCATGGGTCGATGCTCAGAAGTATACTGGCCGCCCAGAACTGTACAAGGGCGAGTTGGGGCGCTTGCATAAAGTTCGCTTTATCGAGGCATCGAGCAATCAGATGGAGGAGAAAAGCACTAAGACTGTTTACTCAAACTTCATCCACGGTCAAGAGGCATTCGGCGTAGTGGACTTGGCAGGTAGCGGCTTGAAGAAGATTATCATCAAGATCAGCGACAAGGGCGATACCTCTAACCCGCTCAACCAGTTCATGACGGTTGGTTGGAAGGCTGAAGCGTTCGCAGCAGCAGTGCTTGATCCAAAGTGGATCATCAACGTTAAGACGGGTGCTAAGGACTAGCAACTATTAACAGGGGCGGTGTGAGCCGCCCCGCCAAAGAAAGGAAATAACATGGCAGAGAAAACTCCACCGAAATCAGAGCCGGTTAAAGCGGAAACTCCAAACGACATGGAGGCTCAAATCGCTGCGGCAAAGAAAGAAGCTGAGGCTAGCGCCGCTGACATCATCGCGCAGGCTAAAGCGGAAGCTGAGAAAATTATCGCTGACGCTAAGGAAGCTAGCTCAGACGACGAGGTCGTTAGCCGTAGTGTCTCTAAAAAGGATATTGTCGACGCTTACGACCATGGCATGAGCCATATGGAAATTGCTCGGAAGTTCTATGGCAACGTCAATGACGACAACATGCAAAAGGTTATTAGAGTAATCAGCGCAGAGTTTGAACCGCTGGACGACATTGACCCAGAGGTTGAAGTCACCGAAGCTTGGAGTTAAGCAAATGGACGGAACAAGAGAGGGAGAATTAAAGCGACTGAGCGAGGTATTTAACGACCCTCTCAAGTCCCGTCATGAGCGCAGACTAGCCCATGACACATTCAACAAGATATTACGCCAAGTAAAAGACAAAAAACTCACCGAATTACGTCGTAGGTTAATCCGAGCTCACAATGCCGAGGATGTAGATGCCGCTGAAAAAATAACCGATGAAATATATGATTACTCGCGACGGATGGGATATAAGTAGAAAAAACTCCACGATGATGAAAACCATTTTTCCCACGTGGGGAAAATGGTTTTTTTGTTTGGCTTATGCTATAATAGCCTTACAATTAAGCACGAAGTGTGACTCCAAAAAACGAGAGCGCGTTGTCATCCAAAAAGAGGGAAGCGTGCGTCGCAGCGTTGTATAAGCAGTTATCCGAGGTGATCGCCAAAGAAACGCGAAACCGCCCAAGTCAGTACGGAGCAAAGGAATAGGCCCCCTGAGTGACCAGACAGCAGACGACAACTCTTATCCAATTTAATAGCATATTTATAATTTGGAGTGTTATTGAGAGATTTGGTATTTGTGGTGTATACTAAAAATACTTTAGTAATAAATGGGAGTCTTTACTAAGATGGGAACAAAACCACAAGTCGTTAAAGGTGCTATTGGCGCCACTATTGGTATTATTGCACTAGCCGGCATAGCTGGAGCAATGGGCAGTACCAACAATCAACAGCAACAACATGCGACACCAGTCGTACAGCCTGTAACATACTCAGATTGTAGAACGGAGGAAATACCGTTTGAAACGCAGTACGAGGGAAGCGTGGGTCAATATGGCTATACTGAATCAGTCAAGCAACAGGGTGCTGTTGGCAGCAAAAAGATTTGCAAACCAAATAAACCAGGCTATCAGGATAAGGTAGAGGTAGTCACACAACCAACACCTCATATTGTTGTTCGCACACCAAAGCCAGCGCCGCAACCAGTACAGCAGCAATCACACTATCGTGTCGGAGCAATCTGTCGTGATGGTTGGCAATCAAGTGCTACTGGTCGAGGCGCCTGCTCACATCATGGCGGAGTAAGCGAGTGGCTGTATGAGTGATATAAAATTTCTGATCGTAGGTACAATAATAACTCTGTATAGCGTTTGGCTATATAGAGGAGTTTTTGTCGCATATGTAGCTAGCCTAAAGAATAGAGATTACGGCAAGAGATGCTCTGCTATCGTAAGTGTATGGAAGACTTTCTTTGAGTGTTCTTTCGTTATATTAACAATACCTGTTCTGCTTTACTCTATTGTAAAGGGATTGACTTTTAACTATGATTCATTGGTTGATGCGGCAATATCAATGGCGTATAGTTTATTTTGGCTTTGGTATCTGTTCGCAAGTGGTATCACGCAACACAACCGTGACTATTTGCTAAGAAAAAAGCTTGTCTCGAAAGAGCAGTATGAAGATAGCCAATATTCTTCATACATTAGTCTGCTTACTTATGACACATCGGAAATGTGGAGAATAATTACTGCAAGTATTTCCGTGATAGCGATAGCAATTACTGTAGCAGTTAAAGCTATTTCATAGAGAACCTTGTTTTGTGTATGGGGTATACGGTTAATATCGCGCCACACAAAAATGCTGTACTACAACCTTACCATCACCTACACCGATACCAGTGTAGGTGTACTTAGGGTCTAGCATGGCAGCTTTGTGAGGTGGAGAGCTGAGCCAGCCGTTTATAGACCGTTTTGTATCGGTTCCTTTATCGTTCCAAGTTAAGTTTTCGCTTGCATTTACGCAAACGCTTGCCTGGAGTTGTCTCATCTCTTCTGTGAGTGGCTGGTTAGTGTCTGGCATGTAATGGCTACGGTAATTCCTGGCTATCATGTCGTCTGCTTTCATTTGAGCAGTTCTAGACAAGTTAGGATGTAACTGTAATGGTGCAACACCCACCTTGGCGCGTTCTGCATTGACAGCAGCTAAAACAGACTGTTCGGTTGGCGGAATAATCTTTGGCGGAAGGGACACTTCGGGTTCCTCGACTGACGATGCTTGCTTATGAGGAGTAATAAAGCTCTTAACAGCAAAACAAACCCCTATTACAGAGATAACTAAGGCTATAGTAACTATAGTGGAGACTATCACATTGATAGTTTTCTTCATATTTAGAGATTATAGCAAAAAATACCAGATTTGTCAATAACGCTCCAGATTAAGAAAAGGAGCTTTTTTTATGGCATGGATGTGGAATTCACCTCGACCAGGTGCCCAAAATCAAAACTTAGCAAAAGACTGGGTAGACAGTGTGTTTGCCGGTGTCACTGGACAAACCCCTACATGGAAACTGCAAGAAACTATCGACAGAAACAACGCAGAATCTGCTAGATCGCAAGCAAAGCTGAAAGAACTACAAGACAGCAAAGCACGAGAGAGTAATAATAACCAGAATCTTGACCTTGGCTACTACAGCGGCGGCTGGCGCAGTGGATACAGCGGTGGTAACCGTGCTAGCGCTGCCCAATTAGCAGAATACGACCAAGGTATCGGTCAGCTAGAACATGGCTTAGGCCGGGTAGACAACCAGCTAGGCGTGCGTCTGGGCAATATCAATAACCAGTACAATACCAAGAAAAATGAGCTACGTAGCTCATGGAACCGTGCAGAGGGCCAGTTCAACGATCAAACTCGCCAAAACCAGCAGCAACGCCGTACGAACATCAATAACATCAACGACCGAGCGTCAGTTGGATTGCGCGGACTGCTTCGCTCGCTTGGCAGCATGGGTGCTGTCGGCTCAGATATGCAATTAGCAGGACGCGCAGTTCAGAGTCAAGCCAACCAGCAGCGTGCCGGCGCAGGGCAAACATACGCTCAGAACCAAAAACAAATCGACACTACATGGGGTCAGTTTAAGAACGACTACGCGGATGAAGATAAGAAGCTGAATGATTGGAAAGCTAACGAAGACAATGCCGCCCGCCAACAATCTCAAACTACCCGCCAAAACCTGTTGACACAGTTAGCTCAGTTAAGAAGTCAGAAAGCTACTGCTCAAGGCGCCAATGGAGCAAATGCCGCTCGTGCCGACCTGAACCGTGCAAACGCTCTATCGAACGAAATCGACAACCTCGGCCGCCAGCAGAGTACTTACAACGGCAATAAGGTCCAGTACAACGCTAAAGACCTGGATTCCTACAAAGTCGGTGGTGACACGTCAGTCGGCATATCTAACCCAACAACACCAGGTAGCGACCCAACGGTCAATATATATGACACGCGCCTCAAGCAAGAGGAAGAGCGCAAGCGCCAAAACCAATACCTGTAAGCAGCTAGGAGGGGATTTATAGTATGGACTTTTTTCAGAGATTAGGTAACTTCTTTACTGGTAAAGGCTGGATTAATGATGACGAGAAACGTCGCAAAGAGCAACAATCTCAGCCTGTACAACAGCAGCCAGTACAACAGTCAACTGTGCAGCAGCCAGCATGGATTCGTCAGAATGCACAGACGCCTACTATATCACAGCCCTCGACACCGAAAGTCAATCTTAATCCCCTCCAACAGGCTAATCAAGCTACTCAGCAATTAAATCTGAATAGCCAGAACAATCAGCTAAAACCACAGGTGACAGCAAATGATGCACCAAAAGTGCTTACTCCGCAAGGACAGCAAGATTGGGCTAACCAGCAGAATAAGCAGATACAAGCACATAACATGGCCGTACAGCCGCCGAAGCCGCAGCCAGTCCAACAACCAGTACAGCAGCCTCAACAGGCGCAGAAACCTCAGTTTGTCTATCAGAATCAAAATAGAAACCAAACACTGAACGATATAGCTAACCAAAACAAAGTGCCAACCCTAGCTCAACAAGTACAAAGGACAACACCGCTGCTTCAGCAGAAAGTGGAGAGAATTAATGCACCGATAAGCCTGAAAGAGAATGAAAAGGCAAACTTTTTTGATTATCTAAACCCATTCGGGCGACATGGACTATTCGGTCCAAAAAATCAACAAGATTTTCAAAGAGCGGTAAAGCCTGTTAATGACGTACTCAGCGGTTATGAGAAGTGGGTAGACTCTAGTGATAATAAAGAGGGCTTCCAGTGGAACGACCCCATGGACTACGCTCGCTTTGTTGCCAAGCTGCCGTCTGGTATGGCTAGCGGGTTAATAAACGCACCGTCAAAGATTGGTGCAGCAATGAGCGGGTACCGCGTTAAGGACGATGGAAATGTAGAGAAATTAAGCGACGAACAAAGAACAGCTACGCTGCTGGATGGGGCTATTGATGTCGGCGGATTAGCATTCGGCGGTAGCGGTACGCTATTGAAATCACTTGGCAAGCAGTCCGCAAAACAGGCGGCCGACCGAACTGCAAAACAGGCAATATTGAATACAGTTAAAGAAATTGCTAAAGATGGTGCTAAAGAAGGACTTGAGGAATCTACTCAGACGTTTTTGGGCGATGTAGCCGATAACGGCAGATTAGACGCCGGAATAAAAGACTATGGGCAAGCATTCGGGCTGGGAGCCTTTGGCGGCAGCGTAATGGCCGGCGCCGGCAAGGGTGTTCAGGCGGGTAAAAGTACTTTGAACAGTGCGATAAATAGAGCTGTTCAAAATATTAATAGCGTACAGACTAGCGCGGATATCCCTAATGCGGCAGCGAAAAGCGACACAAACGCCATAGCCGCCCGCCAAAACAATGCAGGACGGCTAGAGCAAGAAGCCTTAGCGCAAAGAGAGACTCAGCAGCCAATCCAGCCACAGCAACAACCACAGACGCAAGCTCAAACTGCAGTAAACACAGCGATAAACCCTGTAAATAACCAGCAAACGGGATACTCATCATTCTTTAGACGCCCAGCAGAAAACAACTCAATCCGCCAAGCGGTAGAAGTTAATATCGCTAACAACCATAATAACCAAGCTCACCCTATTCAATCGGTAGACACTAACCAAGCAATCCAAGCCACCATGCCAAACGCTTCACCAGCGCTCAAGCAAGCGGTTAGTCAAAACATCTCTGATATCCAACGGGGCGACACAAACGCCATAGTCGCCCGCCAACAAACTACTGGCAGGCTAGAAAACTATCTTGTCGAACAAGCCACCCAAGGCGTACAGAACCGAGCAATGCAGGATGTGAGGTATAAAATGGTGCCTAATGGAACAAACCTATATCATGGCTCACCGCATACATTTGATAAATTCTCCACTAATAATATTGGTTCTGGCGAGGGAAACCAATCCTTCGGCTGGGGGCTATACTTCACTGATAACAAGGGGATTGGCGAGCATTATGCAGATATCGGCAACACTAATAATCGTGCACGAATAAAAAACAATCTAAGCTCTGGTGAATTTAGAGATAGTTTATATGTGAATAAAGACAATATGTCCAATGAACTTCAACAATTCTTGACTAGGAACGGGCACAAAGTTATGTCCGATTTGAACCCAGATGAACTAGCATATCAGGTCGGACTATTGCGACAGGAGAGTCAACGTTATGCTAAAAAGGCAAATGATATGGCCGGAACTGGCTTTGATCGTGATTTTCTCGCACAGTCTGAAAAGTACGATAAGCTTGCTGACGAGCTAGATGAAGTTGTACGTAATGGCTCAGAAAAGAGACATGCCGCTGAACAAGAAATCGACCGAAGAATTGATAATGCTGACTCTGGTAAAAACCTGTATAATGTAGGACTCACCAGTAATGACGGTCGTGACTTCGACTTCTTAAGTTGGTATGACGCTGTTGATCCCGAGCAAAAGCACAAAATAAAACAGCAAGCCCTTATTGAGAATTTGACTGATAAATGGGGAACTAGCGTAAGAGACGATGGAAGTTATCCTAATTCGATTCCGTTTGACACTGACGAATCTGGGGCATCTGTATACCATAAATTGCAAAGCGAGTGGGGTATGACGCCAAAGAAAGCCTCTCTGTTCTTAAACCGTGCTGGTATTGATGGAATCGTTTATCCTGCAGACTCCCTATTTAATGCCGACAACCGAGACCTTAGCAAAGCAGAGAGTACTAATTATGTGGTATTCGACGAAAATAACGTAAAAATACGAGACTATGTAAAGTTCAAAAAGCAGGAAGCGCGTACTCAAGAATTGACTAATGATATACAGAAAGAAGGCAAATTATTAGTACGCCAGCTTCAGCTGACAGGTGATGAAAAGCTCGTCTTCAACGAGTGGCAAAATGAAATGCAGAGAAAAGCATTAGGCTACTACGATCCAAAGACTGACAAAATCAATCTAAACAAGCTTACAGAAGACACTCTAAACCACGAACTAGGACATAAGCTATTAGAACGTACAGAAAACAAGCCAGAGCTGCTAAACGCTATCCGCCAGGCTTACGGAGACGACTACCTCGTAAACAAATATGGCAGGCAATATGGCAACGACATCAACCTACTGGCTGAGGAGCAGCTCGCAGACGGCTTTAGCGAATACTATAACGGAAGACTAAACGGTGAAGATAAAGTGCGTCTAGGCGCTAGATTAGGTATTCCTCAAAAGGTCCTGGCAGTATATGACCGCATTACTGAAGCCATAAAATCACTCATCGGCAAGCAAGACATCATCAAGCAGTTCTACGCTCAGATGGAGACGGGGAAGTTCCGCAACTCCCAACAAGTACCAGGTGGTGATGGTCGGATCAGAACAATGAGCCTTGATTCTGACGTAAGCGAGCGGGCTGTTAGGTCCTTCAACTCTGTCCGACGGGGCAAGCAAATCAAGTCCGTTGTTGGTCAATTATCTGAAGATGGTGCTAAAAAAGTAGCAGAAGCATTGCGATCAACCGACTTTAATAAAAAAGCCCGGTTGGTTATAGATAAAAATGCCGTAAATCATTTGCGAAACAGCGGACACCTTACGGGATTAGGCAGGAATGGCGCAGACGCTAACCCTCTAACGGAAGCAGATATCAGGGCTCTGCCTCATGTATTCTCAGACCCTGATGTAGTATACATGTCAGGCACTGGTAGGACTGGTAAGCGCATGGTGTTTGAACGACAATTAGATAACCACCATCGTATTGTTGCCGAGCTTGAATATAGCGGTAAAGATTTTAATCTGGTAACATACTTTAACATAAACAAAGACTTGCCAAACGACAAGCCTGCTATGTCTTATTCCCCAGAGGGGGCTGTTGCTGCGGATGAATCCGGCCGACAACCTTCACG